ATGGTGTGTAGACTTGTCCCTTACTGGAGATCAATTATCTAAAGCAAAAGCGATGGGTCTTCCAATTAAGAACAAGGGCGATGATCGTGGTGACTTCGTTAAGATCAAACGTAATGTGAAACGAAATAACGGAGCAGAGAATAAACAACCTGCATTGAAAGATGCGCAGAAGCGTGACATGCTTGGCACTCAAGTTGGTAATGGTTCAGATGTTAATGTTGCATTCAAAACCTACAATTGGGAATATGCAGGTAACAAAGGTGTAGGTACTGACCTTATGGCAGTACAGGTTATTAACCTTGTTCCCTATGGTGTAAGCGAGGATGATGCATTTGATGTTGTACCAGATGGCTTCGTGTCAGAAGATGGTGACGATGCGTTTGCTTCCTTAGATGACGACATTCCATTTGGAACTGTGTCAGTAGCATCGTAAAAACAACATCAAAATGGGAGCAACACTTCGAGTGAATGGTTGTGGTCTGGCTTGTGTTAGGGTGGGTACGCCAGAACTTTTAGAAAGGAGATATTATGACTGATTATGGAAAAATCATAAGAGAGTATGAAGAAGAAGAACGTAAAACCAAAATGGTTGATCATCCACCACACTACAATCAGTCTGGTATTGAATGTATAGATGCAATTCAAGCAGTAACAGAAGAAGGATTTGAATACTATCTTCAGGGTAATATTATTAAATACCTTTGGCGTTATCGCTACAAAAATGGTGTGGAAGATTTAAAGAAAGCACAGTGGTATCTAACAAAACTAATTAATATAAAGGAGAAAAAATAATGCCAGATATTAATAACCTGATACCAGACATATATCATGCCTTGGAAACAGGTAAGAATATGAACAGTGTTCAGAACCGTGCCTCACTGGAAAAGTTTGCAAGGACTATTTATGGATCTGCAAGAAGGGCTTTGAGTGAAGAAGATAATAAAGAAAGATCAAAGAAAAATCTACGCATGTCTCAGATTGGAAAGCCAGACAGACAACTCTGGTATGATATGCAAGAAGGAATTGAACCTGAACCAATCAGTGGACAAACTAAATTAAAGTTCTTATATGGAGAAATCCTCGAAGCATTAGTTATTCTTTTAACTGAAGTTGCTGAACATGAAGTGTCAGAAGAACAAAAGGAAGTAGAAATAGAAGGCATTAAAGGACACAAGGACTGCAGGATTGATGGTCTTCTGGTTGATATTAAATCAGCGTCACCATATTCTTTCAAGAAATTTAAGGAAGGTACTCTCAGTTCCAGTGATCCCTTTGGTTATATTGCACAGATTAGTAGTTATGCCGAAGCAGGTAAAGATAATGAAGCAGCATTTCTTGCAATAGATAAATCAAATGCTGATCTTGCTTTGTTAAAGATTGAAGATGTTCACATGATCAATGCATCTGAACGCATTCAAAAAGTAAAGAGCATGATAACACAGCCATCACCACCTGACCGTTGTTATTCAGATGAAGAAGATGGAAAGTCTGGTAATAGAAAACTTGCTATTGGTTGTGTATTCTGTCCACATAAAGAAAGATGTTGGTCAGATGCTAATGGTGGTCAAGGACTAAGAGCATTCCAGTATTCTAATGGTGTTCGTTACCTTACTCAAGTAGGTAAAGTGCCAGATGTACAGGAGATTAATCTTGGCTAGAAGACATAAGAAGCCAAAAGATCATGAGTACAGATCTAATTCAGAATTTAACACTGCACAAGTTCTAATAAAAAATAACATAGATTTTATTTATGAAAAGGAAAAGATACCATTTACATGGATAGAAGATAAAAATTATATACCTGATTTTATTCTTCCTAATGGTGTGATCCTAGAAGTAAAAGGTAGATTTATGTTAGAAGATAGAAAGAAACATCTATTTATTAGAGATCAACACGGCAATAAATACGATATTAGATTTGTATTTGATAATCCAAATAGAAAACTATACAAGGGTGGCAAGATGACCTATGGTGATTGGTGTGACAAGCATGGGTTTCTTTACTGTAAAACTGGAGAAGGAATACCGAAAGAATGGTTCAGTGCTAGAAAAAGATATAATAACAATCGAAAGTGAACTTATAGAATCTAGATCACCAGAAAGAACTCTCTTTCTTTGTGTTCTTCTTCAAGCCTTACTTGATGCAACCAAACCAACTTATGATGGAGAACCAAGCACATCAGTGATAGAACGTGATCGTGCTGTCGCTTGGTTCTTTGCATCTGTTGGTGTAACAGCAGAAGATTTCACAGAAGTATGTGACTTAGCAGGTATAGATCCTTCCTATATGAGAGAGTTTGCATTTAAAGTTTTGAAGTCAGGTGAAGTAGAATATGTACGCAAAAGAATTAATGCAGTTCTTGGTCATTAATTATTGTAATCTTAATTCAATCGTGATAGAATGGAGATTCGTTTTTTCTAAAAGAAAGGAAGCAGAAGAATGAACAATTATTTACCAACAGATTACCAGAATTTTATTGCTCTCTCACGCTATGCACGTTGGAAAGAAGATGAGCAACGCCGTGAGACTTGGGAAGAAACAGTCTCTCGTTACTTTAATTATATGGAAAACCATTTAAAAGATACACATGATTATAAAGTAGAACCTAAACTAAGAAAAGAATTAGAAGAAGCAGTACTGAATCAGGACATCATGCCAAGCATGAGATCTCTTATGACTTCAGGACCTGCTCTTGATCGTTGTCATGTAGGTGGATACAACTGTTCTTATCTTCCTGTTGACAGTCCTCGTGCCTTTGACGAAACTATGTACATTCTGATGTGTGGCACAGGTGTAGGTTTTAGTGTTGAGCGTCACCATGTTGACAAACTTCCTATAGTTAATGAAGAGTTTCATAACACAGATACAGTAATCAAGGTTGGTGATAGCCGTCCGGGATGGGCAAAGTCTTTAAAGGAATTGATTGCTATGTTGTACACAGGACAGATCCCTAAATGGGATGTCAGTGAAGTACGACCTGCAGGTGCAAGGCTAAAGACATTTGGTGGAAGAGCATCAGGACCACAGCCGCTTGTCGAATTGTTTCAGTTCTGTATTGAAAAGTTTAAGGGTGCAGCAGGACGCAGACTATATCCTATTGAATGTCACGACATCATGTGTAAGATTGGTGAAGTCGTAGTTGTTGGTGGTGTTCGCCGTTCTGCTTTGATCAGTCTTTCTAATCTTAACGATGACCAAATGGCACATGCTAAAGCAGGTCAATGGTGGGAGAATGAAGGACAACGTGCCTTGGCTAACAACAGTGTCGCATACAAAGAAAAGCCACAAATGGGTACATTTATGCGTGAATGGATGTCACTATATGATAGTAAGTCAGGTGAGCGTGGTATCTTTAATCGTCAGTCAGCAAAGAAGCAAGCAGCAAAGAATGGTAGGCGTGATACTGAACACGACTTTGGTTGTAATCCTTGTAGTGAAATTATTCTTCGCCCATACCAGTTCTGTAACCTATCAGAAGTGGTTGTAAGGGCTTCAGACACGCATCAGAGCCTTGCTAACAAGGTTAGACTAGCTACCATACTAGGAACATTCCAAGCCACGCTAACGGACTTTAAATACCTTCGTAAGATATGGAAGAATAACACAGAAGAAGAGCGTTTGCTTGGTGTATCTTTAACAGGTATCATGGACAACATGCTTATGTCAGGTAAGTCACCACAAATAGGTACAAACATTGCATCAATACTTGAATCATTACGTGATGTAGCGGTGAAGACCAATGCAGATTTGAGTAAAAAGATAGGCATCAATCAATCAACAGCCATCACTTGTGTTAAACCTTCAGGTACTGTGTCGCAGTTGGTAGATAGTGCATCAGGTATCCATGCTCGTCACAACCCTTATTACATTCGTACTGTTCGTGGTGATAACAAAGATCCATTGACACAGTTTATGATTGCACAGGGTATTCCAAATGAGCCTGATGTTATGAAGCCTGACAGCACAACAGTGTTTAGCTTTCCTATGCAGTCACCTAAAAGCGCAATCACACGTACTGGTATGACAGCCATTGAACAACTTGAGTTATGGCTTATGTATCAACGTCATTGGTGTGAGCATAAACCTTCTGTTACTATCTCTGTAAAAGAACATGAGTGGATGGAAGTAGGAGCATGGGTATATAAACATTTCGATGAAGTTAGTGGTATTAGTTTCTTACCATTCAGTGAACACACATATCAACAAGCACCATATCAGGATATCAATGAAGAACAATACAAAGAATTCTTAACAAAGATGCCAGATAGTGTAGACTGGAGTAAGTTACCTGAGTTTGAAAAGGAAGATACAACATCAGGTGGTAGGGAGTTGGCTTGTACAGCAGGTGTCTGTGAAGTAGTTGACTTGACAGCGGCATGATTATTATACAAGATTACATTGAACATGAGGATGGCGGTGCTACTATCACGTTTGATTGTGATGTCAAAACAAGAGAACTACTTGTTAGTCTTGGTCTTGTCTCTCTTCTTGAGAAAACAATAAATGAAGAAGATGGATATGGATTATCAGATCCTAATCAGTTAGAGTTTGATTTTATGAAAGGATAAATACAAAATGAGAAAGATAATTATGGAAAATTATCTAACTAGATTTATTAGATATGTAATAGACTGGCGTAAAACACGTGAAATTATTAGACAGTTACAATCGTTAGATGATAAAATACTAAAAGATATTGGTGTCAGTAGACACGATATTTATAGACTTGCTTATACCAAAGTCCAGAAAGATAGAAACAATTTAAAGAAAGTTTCAAAGTAATGGTTCATGTAGAATTATCACCAACTGAAATGCACATAGCTAATGCTATATCTAAAGGCATACAAGATTTTTATGGAAACTCTAAAAACAAAAGAGCCATAGACACAAGCCTAACTCAGGAATATAGAACAAATGAAATGGTATATTCTGAAATGTGTGTATCTAAGTATTTAAATTTATATCCTTTCAGTACTTTTGTTTTTGATAAGGTATCTCTGGATGATGGTACAGATTTAGGTGATATAAAATATTGTGGTAAAACAATAGATATTAAAAGTACAAGACATAAAAATGGAAGGATGGTTGTACCATATAAAAACGATAACATAGATGTTTATATTTTAACCATTGGTGAAAAAGGAAGTTACAATATTATAGGCGGTATGTATGCTAAAGATTTAATTGTACCTGAAAGATATATTCTTCCACCTAACTTTAAAAAGAAATCTTATGTCGCACAGCAGAGTGAACTTATACCTATTGAAAAACTTTTGCTTGACATGCAGGATAAAAAGGAGTAAAATGTAATTATGTTTAGTAAAAAAAGACCAGTAATTTATATTGGGTTTGATCCTAAAGAGGAGAATGCTTATGAGATCTTACGCCATTCAATTATGCAGTACAATAAAACGTATGACATTGTACCTATCATGCAATCTGCATTACGTAGAGCAGGTTTGTATAGGCGGTCTGCTAGGCTTGACAGCATTGATGGCAACCGTGTGATGGTTGATGTGTTTGATGGTAGACCATTCAGCACAGAGTTTACCTTCACACGTTTTCTTATTCCTGCTCTCAATCAGTATGATGGGCTTGCATTGTTTATGGACAGTGATATGTTTGTTAGATCTGATATTGGAGAAATCTTTGAAGAGTATGGACGCAATAAACAGTATGCAGTACAGTGTGTAAAACATGATTACAACCCTGCTTCAGGATTAAAGATGGATGGACAGATCCAACAAAAATATAACAGAAAGAATTGGTCAAGTTTTGTTTTATGGAATTGTTCACATCCTTCTAATCTTAATCTAACTGTAGATGATGTAAACACAAAAGCAGGATCTTGGTTGCATGGTTTTAGTTGGTTAGAGGATGAAGAAATAGGCGGTATAAAAGAAGAATGGAACTGGTTAGATGGTTGGTCACCTGAACATGTAAACCCTAAGAATGTACACTTTACAACAGGTGGTCCTTGGTTTACTGATTGGCAGCCTAAACGACAATCAGATGCAGATTATGCAGGTGAGTGGCAGACTATGCATTCAAAAGTTTTTATGGATAAAGTAATGGGAGATATATTTTAATGTATATATTTGTAACATCATTTAGCGAAAGTGGATACCATGAGTATGCTAAAACAATGCTTCAAAGTGTTGTTGATAAATGGAATCCTAAAGATTTCAAACTTGTAGCATACTATCATGACTTTGATATTGATAGTCTTGATCCACCGCAGAGTGAAGCTATTGAATATAGAAACCTGAATGATGTTACAGAAATGCTTCAGTATCGTGAACGTATGAAGAAGCATGATGGTACTGAAGGTGGTCAGATGCAATACAATTGGCGACTAGATGCTATTAAATGGTGTCATAAAGTATATGCACTAACTGAACTTGCATTTGAAATGATGGAAGAAGATCCACTAGATGAAAGCAATTGGCTTATCTGGATTGATGCAGATACTGTAACACATAAACTACTAAAGAAAGAAAGTGTTAATCGTTGGTTGCCTAATAAAGTAGATCTTGTACATCTTGGACGTAAGGATGTTGACTACAGTGAAACCAGTTTTATGGGATTCAATCTTGCACATCATAATTCTTGTAGTATTCTGGCTGATCTTCGTGGTGCATATACCATTGGTGAAACTGTAGCATATCGTGAATGGCATGATGGTTTTATATTTGAACGTCTATTAAATATTTACAAAGCACATGGTATGCTTGTTCATAATCTTTCTGAACATGCAAAAGGATTGAATGCATTTGAACAGTCCCTTCTAGCAGAATACTTTACACATTATAAAGGTAATCTAAAAAAGAAAGCAAATAGTATGGAAGTAGCACCAGATGTTAAAGGTCCTAAACGATATAAACAACTGGCAGATATGGTTCGTTTTTATAAACCTAAAACTATTGTTGAAACTGGTACATGGAATGGTGGACGTGCAATTGAAATGGCTCTGGCTGCATTTGAACACACTAATAATGTACACTACATTGGCTTTGATTTGTTTCAAGAAGCAACAGAAGAATCTGATAAGTATGAAATGAATACCAAGGCACACAACATGGTGGAAGCTGTACATAATAGGCTTGATAGTTTTGCTGCTGTAATGCTTAAAACAAATAAAGTATTTACTTTTGAATTACACAAGGGTGATACAAAGAAGACATTAAAAGAATGTGAAGCAATCAAAGATGCAGACTTTGCATATATTGATGGTGGTCACTCATACGAAACAGTAAAGAATGATTATGAATTACTAAAGCATATTCCTGTTACTGTTCTTGATGATTACTTCTCAAAGGATGCTGCTGGAAATCTTCCGCATGAAGATAATTTAGGTGTTAATAAACTAGTAAAGGAGATAGAAGCATATGCAAAAGTGGTATTGCCTAGTTCTGACGGCGTTCTTGGTGGTGGCATTACACATCTTTGTTTTGTAGCAAATAAGAAAGGTGTAGAAAAACTTCCAGATGAACTAACACGTGTTCCTATTATAGTAACACCTAGAGATTCTAGACCAAAGGAAGAAATTATTAATAATGTAAAAGAAAACAAAAAACTTATTAAAGATTTTGACTGGATTAAAACAAGTAAGATTAATAATGAGACTGCCATCATCGTTTCAGGCGGTCACTCAATAGACTTTGACTTACTAAAAGAACGCATTGAAGCAACAAACAATAAAGTGTTCTGTGTTAAACACAGTTATCCTAAGTTACTTGAGCATGGTATTCAACCTTTCTCATGTGTCATTTTAGATCCTAGACCTATCGATGGTACAAGTACACATGGTGTTGTACGAAAAGATTTGTTTAAAAAGATAGACAAAGAAACTATATTCCTTGTTGCATCAATGACTGATCCATCTGTTACCAATCATCTTATTAAAAAGAAAGCTAGAATAAAAGGATGGCAAGCATACTCAGATGCTCTTCGTGATATGAATGTAACAGATAAAGTTGTGGTTGATAAAGAAACTGGTATTGAAGAAGGCTCAACCCTTATCACTGGTGGCACATGTGCAGCAATGAGAACTATTGCTATTGCTCATACACTAGGATTTAGAAACTTTGAACTATTTGGTTTTGATTGTTCTGTAGAAGGAGAAATGACAGAAGAAAGAAAGAAACAAAAAACTGACACAGAACCAAATAAAAATAAATATATGCAGGTAGAAACTGGTGGTCAAAAATTCTGGACTACTGGTGAATTACTTGCTATGGCACAAGACTGTGAAAAGTTATTTGATAATATGGAAATGGACATGGGCATTACATTTCATGGAGATGGTACTTTATGTGCCGCAGTTTGGAAATCTTCTAAACGTGGTAAAGAAAAATATTACACGGAGTTATTAGTTGCCTAAATTACAAAAAGAAAAACAAGAACAGTTCTGTCAAAACTATATCCTACATCGTAACGCTACACAGGCAGCGAAGGATGCAGGGTATAGCGAAGCATCTGCATACAATCAAGGTTACAGACTTCTTCAAGAAGATGTTATTCAGGAACGTATTCTTGAATTACAAAATGAAATAACAACAGACATTGATGTTATCTCTGAGATTGAAAAGCAATATGAAACAGCACGTAATGCAGGACACGGAACAACTGCACTGAAAGCGTTGGAACTTCTTTCACGTGTTCGTGGTAACAATTCTGATAGTGAAGAAATATCTGAAGAATCTCTTGAGTATGAGATTATAAAACTTATGACAGTTGTTGGCTTTGATAAGATGTTTAGTCTAATGGAACAAGCATTCCCAAAAGAATTTAATCTTGATCCATTAGACTTATCTGAAGACTTTGACGAGTTAAGTTCAGACGAAGAATTACTTTTTACCGAAGAACTTAGTAGCACTACGGACACCGAAACTAGCAGCGACAATGACACCTAGTGTATACTGATACCACTGTGGCATAGTTGCTAATGCTTCAAAGCCATCTGCTACAATCTGTCTTCCCCAATCACCACAGAAACTAAGAACAAGCGGCACAGAAAAAATAATTGTTAGCCACTCGTCTTTCCAACTGGAAGCACTGGCATCAGCCATCTTTAGATCCCAGTCTATTTCACCAGTTGCTTTCTTCTGCATGACTACTGCTTCTGCTTTTGCAGTGGCAACTGCTACTTCATTCTTAGCTTTTTGTTTTTCTACTTTTCCATTTAGCCAAGTACCTGCTAAGTCGGCAATTGGTCCTACTAATGCAGTCCACATAATTATTCCCCTTTATTACATAACCAAATACTATACCAATCATACTGGCGGTATTTCATTCTTAATTAACAAACCCTGCCATGATGCAGATATAGGATTGTTAGAACTTCCTATACTAATACCACGTGCCTCTATATCAGTTTTTTCTGGAATAGCTAAAGGATAATTAAACTTATCAATAAAGGTATTAGACTGTAATACAATTCTAATTTGTTCACGAAATACATTTGTTCCAAAGTTACGTAATATAAACCTAATCTGACAGTATGAGTTTGCTTGTGAAATAGCCGTAGTAAAGTTAATATCATCTAAGTAAAGAGTATATCCTGCAGGTACTGTATATACAGCCATTTCTGTTTGTCCTGCCCCTAAAAGAATAGAAGCATAGACAGTACCAGTAGGCACACCTGCAGTTGCTCCTGTATTGGCAAGATAAATAGTTCCTGCTGCTTCCCCACCTGAACCAGCAAGGGTAATATACATACGGTACACACGTAACCAAGATGTCTGAGTAATCTTTTGCGTCTGTCCTGTAAGTGTAATGTCTTCTTCTACTTCATTATAATTAGCATCAAGACCAACAATCTTTACAGAGTTAGCACCTGTTCCACCATCAGTATCTGCTGTGCTACTAGAACTTACATACAATTGAGCAGCACTAGTAAGATAAGAATAGATACCACCTTGTGACCAAATAGTTTCTTCTGTTCCATTTACATCACCATTATATCCAAACTTATATATTGATTGGTGAAAAGTAATCTGTTCCCTAGAAACTTGCAATTCCCAAGGCTCGTGCTTTCCTGTACGTGTCATTGAACTAGGAGTACCCATTTAAAAACTTCCTTCTTTCATTGCTTTACTTAATTTAATTGATCTCATTCCTACTTGACTAGCCCATCTAGAATCTAACATTTCTTCTGCTGCTAAATCAAATCGTTCTTCATGAATAGCATTCCACATCTTAACAAACTTTTTAAGTCTTGGCACACCCATATTAAATGCCATATCCATAAGTACAAGTTGTCGTACTTCATCTAGATCTTTAACACAAGGATGGGCATCACATAATTCTTTTTCTACAATCTCTATGTCATTTCCTGCTAACATGATTGCATCTGGTTCAGTTATACCATACTCATAGATGTGTTCCATATTTGGAATATTCATATCTTCTAATTCTATAGGACTGATACCACGATCTTCTAAGTTTCTACCTATACCTATAGTATCAATACCTAGTGAATCTTTATAAACTTCGAGCACAAGACCTTCATGTTCTATTAGTTTGTTTATAAAATGTTCTCTACTGTATTTCATTTTTTATTTTCTCCACCCATCCATATTCCAAATGCACCTGTCATAGCACCCATCACAACGCTGACAAAGGCTGACTGTGCTGCTGTTGGGTCTTCCAATTTCATAAACCACTCTGCACAACGCCAACTCATTAATGTCATTACAACCATCATTAAACGTGGAAGTATCTTCCACTTTAATACTTGTTCGGCTGACATTACTATCCACCAATTGGCTTAAACATTTCTAAACCAGAAATGCGTAAGGGTTTGATACGGCTTTTTTGATTTACTTTTTGACCAGTTTTAATATCAATAATTGTACCATCAGGAAGATAAAGCAATCCTTTTTCTCTATCATATCTAGAACCAATAGGACTTTCACTTGCTTGAATAATGTCTGTCATCTCTAAAGGTTTAGTTCCTGTACCTACTCCCATTGTGTAGTAGTCTTTCATTGCCTGTGTTAATGGTGTGTCTTCTTCTTCTTCTTCAACAGGTGCTACAGACACAGCAGGAGTTATAGTCTGATCAGGACCACCACGACCATCACCAATACCTGTTTGAGAACCCGGACCATAACCTGTTCTACCAGTTACAACTGAAGGTGTTCCAAAACCAAGTGCTTGAGCAATGTTAGCCATAAGTCCTGTAGCATCGTGTTGTACAGCCATTAGTCTTCCTGAAGAATCAGTATAAATATTATGAACTTGATTAGGACTAATGTTAATACCATACTTACCTACAAACTGAGCAGCATTTTCATTAACAGCATCAGGAGAATCTTCTCCTCTACCTACATTAACACCAGTTGGAGCATTATTATTAGAACCAGATCCAACACTAGATAAACCACCGCCACCATGACCGCCACCTTGTTCACCCGGTGTTCCAACATTAGCATCGCTATCACCAGCCTGACTACTAAATCCACCAATATTTCCAGCAACATAAGCAGGAATACCCATAGGACCTTTCTTACCTGCACCACCAAGTTCTTTTAATACTTTACCTTCTTGCGGTGTAATCCATGCAAGCATATGCAACTGACCTTCAATGTCAATTGTACGTGGTGCTTTCACCATGTCTTTAAGTGTACCTTTTTTCTTCTTAGTCATTTGGATCTATCCTTGAGTTAAATAGTTGTTGATATATATTATTAATCTGATCAGTTGGAACATCTGCAAGCGGTCCTTGGAATGTTTCCCTTGGTTTTAATTCAGAAGGTATAAAATTATTCTGATCAGCAGCATAAATTAATTCCAATTCACTAGGTTGTAATGATCTTTTTTTTCCACCTAATGTAACTTCCTGCGTTAATCCTTCAATACTAAAACCCATATCTTTATATAATTGTAACACGCCACGAAGATTTTTAAAACCTTCTAGCCTTTTCTTCTGCGCATTCTTATATTCTGACAATATATCTTCTGATGTAGCATTAGGATTATTTAAAACATTTTTTAATGTTCTATCTGCTTTATTAATTTCATTAATAGGTTTAAATAAATTATAACCTATGCCTACACTTATATCATTAACATTTCTTCTAAAACCTAATAAAGCAGGAATATCTACATCACCTTCTGATATTGTATAAAGGTTATCAGACATGCCAGAATTTTCATAATCTTTTCTTCTATTATACCATCTTATATAACTTGGATCATATAAATCAACAATATTTTTTAAAGCACGAGCAACAAAACCTTTTTCTGGACTATCAAAATCTTGCTTACCTGTATACATATCTCTTAATGTTTCTGTAATCATAGATGGTCCTACAATAGGATATAAAGTTTGTTCTAAAGTTCCTGTCCAAAGTTTATTTAATTCAAAATCTGATTTTGGATCACCATCTAAAAATCTTTCATGTAAAAATCTAGCACCTACTTTAACAATATTATATGGATCGTATGCTCCTAAAGAAACATTAGGAGCAACAATATGTCCAGTTCTTTTATCACGTTGTATTGGTCCATAATAAAGTTTATCTTGATTAACATTATATCCCGGACCTAATAAATTCATAGCATTATCTTGTTCTTTTGTAATACCAAAAGCACTCATAGTTAAGTTATGTGCTATTGTACCAAGACTACCTGCAACAGTCATACCTGCAAGCCTTGTAGCTGCAGCTTGCCTTAATGCTGCGGCATTAAAGTTTTCATCACTAGCTTTAAATCCAGCATTATAAGCATCTTTAAGTGTGTACTTAACAAGATTTTTAGAAGTACGAATTGATTCTTCAGCAAAAGACACAAAGTCTCCAAAAGGAGAATAACCAGACATTTTAAATATTTTAGGAACAAGCTGATAGTTAGGCATAAGATCTCTTGTTCTTTGTGCTGCCATTTTTTTAATTGCATCATCTGCCATATTTGGGTATACTTTTTTAAGATAATCTTTTGTTCTTTCAAAATGTATGATCTTAAAAAAATCATCTTCTGCTTGATATATTTCAGTAAGTTTTTTACCTGCTTCTTTTACTTTACTTCCTTGAGTTATTCTTGAAATATAAGAATCTGGATTTCTAAATGCTTCATTAAGATTTCTTCTAACAATACCTAAACCAACACCAGAATTAGTAACACCTAGTTCTATATATTCAGCTATTTGATCTGCTAATTCTTTACTATTTTTATTACGAAGTTGTCCAGCAATTGTTTTTGCAGCAGTTTGAATTGTTTCTCCTTTTGGTAATATACCATTAGCTGTAAGAAAAACAACATTACCCATCATATTTTTTCCATGAGTTCCAACATTTAAAACAGTTTTAGCATACTGAGTAGAACCTTTTATAGTTGCTCCATACCTAAAAATATTTTTTAAAAGTACAGGTTTAATACTATCTAAATTAACATCAAACCCATTTTTAATTGCATCTGCATAAGCCTTATCTGCATAAACACCCTGTAAAGGATTTACTACATCACCTTTTTCTGCACCTTGAAATACCCAGTTTAATTTTTTATCTGCACCCACATCAGAAGATAAGTCAACCATAGTCTTTTGAACTTGTGCAATTGCTTCGTCCTGTGTCATTTGTGGATTTGCTTCACGCAAACGTCTTACTTTATTTTGAAATTGTATACTTAATTGACCTGCAATATCTTCTAAGAATTCATACTGAGCATTCATAGTGGACAATTTAACATAAGTATTTTTAAAGTTTTCTTTAGGATCTTTTACTTCTCCAAGTAAATCACGAATACTTACATCAATATCTTTTTTAGACATTAATGGTTTACTTGATGATGTATACTTATTTTTACCTGCCAAACTTTCCATAAAACTAGAAAAAGTATTAGTATCTTCTGTCTTAGCAAGTTTTTCTAAATTTTCTTGGACAATAGGATTGGTTTTGTCTACGCCTAACTGACGAGCAATATAGTCAGCAGCATTTTCTACTACATCATCAGTAATATTATTAATAAGATCATCACCTTCTTGTCGTGTAATTTCACCTGTTCTTACACGTTCATTAATTAAACGAACACGCTGTATATTATTTGGACGTGATAATATTTTTTTAGATAATTCTTTTTTATAAGCAGGGTTGTCAAAAATTTGATATGATGTATTAATATACACACCAAGATTAGAATCAATTGTTGCTTTTAAAGGACCTGCACCAATAGGAAGACGAGCAGATAAACCATCTAATTCATCTCGCATTAATTTAACATTATCTGCAACATCAGGAGCAATACTACGAAGAAGAGTTAATCTGTCTTCATTTCCTTTCAATGCTTTATCAATTACATCTTCATAAAATTCTTGTGTTTTATATTGTTCTGGTAATGTATCATCAATAGATTTTTGTAAGTCTTGTGCGAAAGCATCAGCACGAAGAATAGCAACTTTATCTGCTCCTTCTCTTTTAAATAGTGAAGCTATAAAATTATCGTCAGTTCCCATACGAGAACCTAAATATTGACCGATACGTCTACGTGGTTTTTCTGTAATGTCTGCTAGTTTATATACATAAGGACGAGCAGCACCACGTGTTGTATCACCTATCTGTGTAACAACATTACGAACAGAAGATAAAGAACCTTGTCTATAGCTACGAGCAAGAGCAGAAGCCATTGAACCTGCAGAATGTACACCTGCACCAAACAAACCTTCAATAGCAAGATTACGAATAAATGCATCAAGATAATCTTTTGCTTCAATATCTTTAGGATTTTCTGCTAGTTGTTGAAGACGTTTCATTGCTTCTGGATCTTCAAATATATAGGCTCTTACCATATCAAATTCATTTTCTCTTGGATCTTGCATAAGAGTAGCACCTGTAGTATACGCTACACCATATTTACCTGCTTGAGCAAACTTCTTTCCACGTGATCCTAGTCTTGTATATGCATTTCTAATAAATGGTGTTGAACGTGCTATAGTATTTAATCCTTTTGAAGCAAGACTAGTAGGCATAGCATAACTTGCCATAGTGCCACCAAGTTCTTCAAGACCTGCTAAAAGTCCTTCACCATGATATGGATCTAGATAACCTTGCATATCTCTTTGCATACTTTCAGGAATAATATAATTATATGCTTTTGAAGTTTTTTCTAAAAGTTCACTCTTACCTACTTTATCAGGTATAAATGCTTCACCTAGCATTCCTACTGCTTCAACTGTTTCACCTAATGCTCTTCTAAACATACGACCCGGAGAACCGCCACTGTACGGATCACCTGCAATATAGTTTTCTAAATCTTTTCTGCGAGGATCATCAGGTGCAAGATTAAACATGTCACCATATTCTTTAGCTTCTGCTAATAAACTTTTTTCTTCTTGAGCAGCACCAGTAATATCTGCAACATCTATCTCAAAAGATCTTGCAACATTACTTAAATCTTCTTTAGTAATAGATCCCTTCTCAGCCTTTATACCAGACAGAGTACTTTTAATATCATTATAAGTTTGGGACTTTGAAGATAGTGCCATATTATTTTGCGCCTATTGCTTCCAAAATATCTTCTGTAATTTCAGGAGCAGCATCAACAGGCGATTGATTATCTACAGAAGTATCTGTATCTACAGGAGTACCATTAGGAGTATTAGGATTCATATTCATAAGAATTGATTGCACTAACTCTTGTTGTTTTTCTGCTGTATTATACATTTCAGGGTTTTCAGAAATTATAGAACGTGCCTGACTTTTTGCACTATTAACAGCAGTAACTGCATTTTTACCTGAAAACCCTAAATTTCCTGCTAAAGAAGTTAAATCACTAGTTACATCTAAACCTATTAAATAATCAGTAGGAGCAGTTAATTGATATATATCTATTAATCCACTAGTTTGTGTTTTAGCAAGAGCAGCTTGTGCTTCAATTTCAGAAATACGTCCTTCAGCTAATGCCTTTTGAATTTCATAACGAGCAAGTTCTACATCAGGTCTTTCTCCTTCTGCATAATCTACACCTGTAGCAATTTGAGTAGCTAAAGGATCTCTTGGATCTGCACCTGCAATACCAAGTAACACATCAGAACCATACTGAATAGGTCCTGCTTCTCTTTCTAATTTTTCTAATTTCTTTTTAGCATATTCTTCTTGCTGTTCCCTAAACTTTTTTTGTTCTTCAAGTAAGTTTGTACCAAGCATCATACTTTGAAGATACTTTTCAACAATATCTTTTTTAGTTACCGTCATATCATCAGAACCAGTGTCTTGAGTTTCTATAACATCTGTCATTGTTGAAGTCATAGAAGGAGCAGATGTCATAACCTGATCCATATCTACATCTTCTGACATATAACTAGGTTGCTCATCTTTTAAATACATTCCTGATACTGTGTAAAATGGACGCAAATAAGGACTACCTACAGAACTTCCTGCTTGTAGTTTCTTAGTCATGCCTGATAGACCACCTTCAGATTGATAAGCAATCTTACCGCCAGTATTAAAGAAACCAAAAGCAGATCCTACCTTACCAACAGAACCTAACACACCAGCTAATTGTTGGAAGGTAGAAGGTTTTTGATATGGCGTATACTGTTCTTGACCATAGGCTTGATAAGGATAACCATAAAGAGTAGATTGATACTGACCAAGAAGATCATATGGATACTGTTGTTGTTTTAAGAAATCTTGATATTGAATATCTAGCCCTGCTTGTGTCATTCCTCTTTGTGCTTCACCAATACCAGATAATGCTGTTAGTTCAGCAAGAGATTGTTTAGGAGCAATTTGACCCAGAGATGTAAGACCTGAAGCAGCCTGACGCTCACGTTCTTTCTGAGATTCAAATGCACGAAGACCAGTTTCATATGCAGCCTGTTGACCTTTAGTTTGAATATCACCTAACTGTTGTTGTAGATTACGTTGTGCTTCTGCTTCAAGAATAGCTTGACGAGAACCACCCATGCCACCTACTTGTGTAGCAGCAGCACTAATATCTTGCATTGGGCGTTGTGCTTGTCTAATTGCTTCACGTTTTTCTACATCAATAACTGCTTGCTGATATGGTGACATATATTGCTGTGCAGTAGCAGGAGTATATTGTTGTGCAAGACCTGCAGTTAAACCTGCAGCAGGAGCAAAGTATTGTTGACCAGAACCTACAAGACCTGCAATACCACCCATAGCTGCTAGTTCTTCTGGTGAAAAACCTGCTATACGTGGAGCAGTATAAGTTTGAAATCCTGCTCCCTTTTTTGCTTCATAGATATTCTTAGCTTCTTTAAGAAGATCTGCTAGTCCTGATGTATAATCCTTTGGAATATCATATGCAGGTGTTGTACCTATATCTACTGCCATTTTACATTAACTCCCGAAACAATTTATTTTCGTTTACTTCCTTTTGTTGTGTTGATTTACCATTTGCATCTTTACGAACTTCTTCCATAAATCTGTCTAACTTTCTTGCACCTGCATTAGATGAACCATTACCTAATTCAGACACAACATCTGCAGCAATAACATATTCATCTGCACTTAACAATGCATTCTTAATATTAGGATCACCTTTTACTTTAAAAGGTATTTTATCATCCATACCGTCACCCGGTCCTTTTACCTGACCTTCAAATGTTCTTGAGTTAGCCTGTCTACCTGCTGCTAAAGCTGCTGTTAAACCACCTGTAGGCTGCATAGGCGGCTGTTGAGGCATTGGTTGCTGCATGGGTACAGGAATTTCTTGCATAGGCTGCTGCGGCATTACAGGCTGATTAAGCATAGGTTGTTCAAATTTAGCTAGTTTATTT